GGCGCGGGACATCTCCAGCCTCGTGAGTGCGTAGAACGCATCCCACTGATCTGGATGGAGGGTTTGGCAGCCGAGTGAACTGGTGGTCGTGCGACCCCCTTTGTGAATGTTGATGGCGATGCCGGGTCGCTTGGAAGGAACGCTCGACTCCCCGTCACGGGTGACAGGCAGAGCCTCACCTTTCGTGTTCGGCCTGAACGCGGGATAGCCGCCACCGGGTCTGGAGATCCCGTGATTGCCGGGCTTGTAAGGATGCCATCCGGGCATGAGGCTTGCTACACCTTTGCGGAACGCGGACGGATCGGTGTTAGCATTGAATGAGGCGAACGTCCCGTCCTTGCCGAATACGAAGATCGCGTCGTCGTAGATCCCACGGTCGTTCGCTCCAGGCTTACCCATCGTGTCGAGGTAGTAGCCACGCATCCCCACGACGAACATCTCGGGGAGTGGGTCTTTGGGGAACTGCTTCCGCCATGCTGTGTAGGCTGCGGCGAGGACTTTCTCGCGGGAGGCTTTCGGCTTGGATGACGGGATCATTTCGATGAGGTAACAATGGTTGCACGTGGCACGGGTGCGGTGCATCCGGTGAACGCGAGGAGGATGGCAAGCATGATCGCCGAGACGATCAGGCTGCGGATGAGCGAGGCCGTGTCATGTTCCGGCGGGCGCGGGTAGTTCGGTATCGTCTTCATGGGTATTCGTGTGTTTGATCCGGAAGCGGGGCGGGTGCGGATCTCCAGTGGCAGTTGATGACACCGCAGCCCCGCGAGAGACGGGCGACATCCTTCTCCAGTGCCTTGATGCGATACATGCACATCGAGAAAATGAGTTTGCCCATACCCGCCACAAGACCGCAGAGGGAAAGGAATCCGGTGAGTGCCCATCCGACAGGGATGGTGAATGCGGCTTCGGCGAGGAGTTTCATTCTGGTTGGAGGTCGTCTTGAGGTTTGCTTTTCTTGTATCCTTTCCACCCACCAAGGCGGACGGCACGGTAGATGGTTTTGCGGGTGAGCCAGCCGACTCCGATTTCCTCCATCGCATCGAGGAAGATCCTATCGGCCATTGCGCGGTCGATGTGCCATGTGCTGACCTTGGAGTAAAGATAATCGTGAACCAGTGCCGCCTCGAAGTAGCTGCCCGTCGGGGAGAAGATCGACCAGAACACCCTCGGGATGGACGCTCCGTCGGTGAGGAACCCGGCAGGGACGGTGAGCCACCCGATCCGCGAGTCGTAACGAAACGGGGCGGTGAGCCTGAATGTCCGGCTACCCCTGCGGATGCTAGCTAAGGAGAACTCTGCTCTGTCTGGGAATTTTGGGTTCATTCTTCCGGGGAGAGGATGGTTGAGGGGTCGATGTCCACGCGGGCATCGAGTCCGCCGAGGAGGGCGATGAGTTGGGAAAACTCGGGGAAATCGGTGGGGGCGAGAGGTGGGTTTCCACGAAGCGGAGTGGAGAGAACCGCGTCGTCGGCAGGGATGAAGGCTTGCCCTGCGTGCTCGCCTGTGTAGATCGGGAACGCGCCGGGACTCCAGTAGTGAGGCAGGCCGCGTGCATCCATAGCTTGCTCGACCCCGGCGAGGACGGCGGCTGCTGTTTCAGGTGTGACGACGAACCCGATCATGGCAGTGTAAGTCCGGTGCAGGTTTCCCAGAGGGATTTAAGGGCGGCGGTAAAATCTTGCGCCTGCGTAGGAGTCATGCCGAGTCCCATGCCGTAAGCGCCAAAGCGGACGGTGCTGGATGTAAAGAATTGGATTACTCCAGTAGTGTTCACAGCCATAAAAGTCATCGGGTAAAGCGTGCCGACTGATCCAGCGCTAGCAGAAGCCTCATTCACTGTGGTTGAGAAACCAGCGGCATTGTGCTTGTAGGCGCTCACGGTCAAAGTCGAAGTCCTTGAAGCTAAAAATACGCCGCGAGCGTCAGTCTCAGTGTATGAAGGAGCCACAGAACTGAATACTCGCAATGCCCTGATATTCCCCGTTGAACCAAAGAACCCCGTCCGGCTGTTGTTTCCGTCTTGTGTTCTGCCAAAAGTGGTGCCGCCAGCAATAGCGCTAGTGGCTGTGGTCAAAACAAAAACACTTCCTGAAGACAAAGTGCATCCAAGTGCCGAAGGTGCTGCATCGAAACTAAAATAACCTGTGATGCCGTCCGAATTGACATAACCACTCGCGTGTGTGACGGCTCCCGTATATGTGCCTGATGCGCCGCTAACAATACAGCGAGCATTCGGCGCGGCGACTTCCCAGATCGGGAGGTAGAGACGTTTGACTTGCGCCCACCAGTTTTGGGCTTTCCCTGCAACAACGAACGTGTTGATCGCGCCGGATTGGGTGGCCGTGACCGTCCCGCCCGCTGCCTGCACGGCGGCGATGTAGGCGGCGGCATCGGGGTCGAGCGATGTAAAAACCCCCGAACGCGGCCCCGTGTGCAAGGCCAGTCCTAAACCTAGTGACAGGGAGGGCGGCATGATCTTAGGCTTGTTTTGATGCGAGGGTTACACGGACGGAGCCGGAAGCGACAAGGATGGACGTGAAGCGTCCGAAGAGGGTGAACCCGGCAGGGTATGTCCGCCCTACGGCGAGGTTCGATCCGGAACCACCGATGGCGGAGGGGGCGACAGCCATCGACTCGGTCAGTGTGGTGAACGTGGTCGCCTCGATACACTGGATCGCGACGAACTCGCCGACGATAGTGCCGGATGCCGAGGTGATGGTGGTGGTTCCCGCTTCGGAGAACATTTGGCGGTGAGTGTGATACATAAGTCAGTAGTGGTTATGGATGGGATACCCCGCATTGGAGTTAAAGTCGATGGAAATTTTAGGAATTGCAGCACCCCTGGCAGCGGCGACCTCGTCGTCGAGCAGCTTCCGGCACACGTTCCAATGATACTCGGCGCGTTCGATGTCCGCGTTGTCTTCCGCCATCTTGCCCAGCAGGGCGTGTTTCCATGCGGAGAGGTTCCCGAGATACACAACGTCGGTGGATGCGGCCACCGTCGTCCATGCCAGCTTCACCGCCACATGGACATACGTGGAGTCCCTTGCCCCGCCTACGCGGAAGCGGCGGTAACGCACGACATCGTAGCCACGGAGAACCTCCGCCGCGACGGACTCGACGTCCGCATTGTCGAGGAGCAGCTTGATCTCGAACGGGAGATCGGAACCCACGATCTCGTCGATGAACACGACGGGCGTAGGGAAAGCGATGGTCAGGGTCGTCGTGCCAGCGATGACACCCGTGACGGGAACACCGTCAGCCGTGCGGCCTTTCACGGTGATGTCGCCGTCGGCCATCGTAACGTCCGAAACCGCGACGTTCGCGGTCGTGAAAAGGTAAAGCGTGCTGATCGCCGTGACATCCTCGGTATCGACATCCTGCAAATCCGCGATGTCCCGCTTGAGAGTGTGGTAGTTCATGTCCACCAGACCGTAGCGATCCGGCAGGAACGCCACATTCCCGAGCATGGCCTTGTCGTGGAACGAGGAATACACACGCTGGGGGAGATCGTTCACCACCGCTCCGAGGACGGCATCCGTGTTCCGGTCGAGGGAGATGTAGCCGTCCGCGCCCTCATACACCTGCTCGGTGAGAAGGTCTTTCCAGTAGCCCATCGCATAGACGCGGGGGCCGACTTCGTTCAGCGCATTGGCAAAGCTCGCACCCGGCTCCAGATAATTTCCGGCATTACTCGTCCCCGCTGTGGCGAGCAACGTCTGAAGCTGTCCGTAAGTGATGGCGGGCATGGGGGAGGATAAGCATATCCGCAGCGGAATTGCAAGAGCAGATTAGCTGCAATGTCCGCATTGTTGTGATCCCGAGGATTCCGCCACGATTCGCCGCGATGTTTTATACCATCCACCCGGATTCGACTTCCGAAGATCCGCAAAAGCACGGTCGATGACTCGCTCCCGATGCGCTTGGAAATAGCAATATGCCTCGATCATTCCGGCGCGGCTCCACAGCGTGCCGATCATTCCGGTTTCCTCGCCCGCGTTCCACCCCAGCCTGATCGCTTTCCACCCGTCGCGGGTGGATTCCCAAGTCCGTTTTATCTCCGTATCAAAGTCCAGCGACAGTTCCGCGTCGTCCTCGAATACAAGCAGATATTCACACTTGCTCACGATTGCGTTTTCGAGCGCGTCGATGTGATCGCAGGATGCTGCCCACCAATGCGGCCACGTTCGCATCTCATCGTTCAGGGGCGCGAATCGTTTTTCATGCGACAGCCCTACGCGCAGTTCAGGGTTGAGGGATGAAATCCATCCGCTTTGCCCCCTGATGTGAGCCAGTGTCTTTGATGCCCGTTGCGGGTATCGCTCATTGCTCAGGATAAAAAGCCGAGTGTTTGCACTGGTCAAACAGTCTTCCATCACGCGGGCATCCTTTCATAGAGTGCGTTACCCCACGACACGCCGCCCCAAAAAGTCAGGACGCGCTTGAAGCCGAGTTCACGCAAGTAGGTGTCGAGGTCGCCGACCAACGCGCAATTTTCGTAAAGCTCCTCACAATTCACCTCGCACACAACATGCTCGATGCTGTGTGACAGCAAATCCCTTGCCCCCTTCAGCACCTCAAGCTCGTAGCCTTGAACATCGAGGACTAGCGTGTCAAAATCCGATTTGTTCTTGATGTCGTCATCCAGCCTCACGATCTCGCAAGTCTCCTTTGAGTCGAACGTTATGTCTGGGTATTGGTCGAGGTGCTTTTTAGGTTTGAGGATGGACGAGGATTTCCCGCCGTTCGCGCTCTCCACGGACATCTCAACTTGACCCGCAAAGTTGCCTGCGGCCTTGTTCCGGCAATCGACAGTATCGCCCCACGCGTCTTTAAGCTGCGCGAAGTTACCTGCCAACGGCTCGTAAGCTATGACGTTCGGCGTGATGTGCGCCACGTAAAGGCCTACCTCTTGCCCGTGGTGTGACCCGACATGGATGATGCCACGGCAAGATGGTTTTGTTTTGTCGAAAACGTTTAGGAGTATGGCAGACATTGCAGTGATTTGTTATGATCCACCTCCGACCGGAGCTAGATATGAGAAGTCGTATGTGGGAACGCCTGATCCTCCGCACGTATCCCAGTTTGAGGGGAGTGATGTGTACCACACCCCATTAAGCACCCAAAACTCTTTCTCGGGGCTTGCGGGTTGAGTGACTATAACCTGATAAGTGAAGATATTAACCGAAAGGGTCGGCTTCCACAGCCTCACCTTGAAAGTGTTGCCATCGGGTTTGACCTCAATGTGGTCGGTTTTCTCCTCAATTTTTATTCCACATATTGCCTTCAGGAAACGTAGATCATGCCGACCCGCTGCGGCGTTCCACTGTTTATAGACCCGCGCTTCGCCAGTGCCGGGAGAGGTCGTTAGGTTTTCGACAAGCTCCGATTGGAAGTGGGCGATGTTTCCTGAGTGATAGACCTTCACCTTCACCAACCCTGAGTCGGTGATGATCTCGCAGAGACGCACATTCCTCGTCCCCGCCGTTCCGGTCTGATCATCCCCGCCAAGGAGATCCGCAGCAGTCGATGTCGGCCACGTTGACGCTTTCTTGATTTCCGCTGCGGTAGCCACACCTAGATGGTTCTCGGTGATCTCGCAGAAAATCTTGTCGCCGCTCGCCACTGTCAGGGCGTCTGCAATCGGGTCGGGCTGGCCGGGTATATTCGTGATCGAGATGGGGAGGGCGGCGTCACCTACATGCTTCCGCGCATCGACGTGTCCGAGCGTCATCGCCAGCTTGTAGCCGTCGGTCGAATTGCCAGTGAGTGTCGGGTAGAGGTTGTTGAAAACATTCCGTGGAATCGCCGGACGTTCCACATAGTTGACGGGGGACGCGGTTTCATGGAACGCCCCGCCGTGCTGCGGTACCTGCGGCGTGTAGCTGTCGTAATCTTCGGGCATTAGGAAGGCTTGTAGATTTTGATGGTGGACTTCATGTAGCCTCCACGGAACGGCTTGACGTTGGTGATCGTCACGAAGTCCGGCCATGTGGTGGGCGATGTAGAGGGGAAGGTGTAGTTCGCCACGGTATAGACGTAGTCAGGGTCTTCCGTGCCATTGGTGAATGAGTAGGTAGCACCTGCGAAAAGACATGGTCTGACGGAAATGCTGTAAAACGGGTTTGAGATGTTGATGGGTAGCGGCAGCATCACGTCGGGGTCTGCGACGGTCGGGGCGGTAACGTGGAACGTCTCAGTGACTTCCGCCTTGCATTCCCCGTTGTAGCCCTCCTCCGTATAGACAGGTTCCGCAAAGCGGCGTATGCCGCCGTCCCGTCTTTCCCACACGCCGATGCTGATTGAACTGAGAACAGGTGGCCAGTAATACGCCTGCGTGGTGTTATATGTTCGGAGAGTCACGGCTCCTCCGGAAAAAGTTCCCGACACCACGGTTTCCGTGACAATCTCATACCACGCGCATGAAAGCTGTTTGCCGGATCGCTGCGTGCCGTCAGCTTGCAAACCCCAGTACGCGTTCGCCGGATCGGCGAAGAGCGCAGCCGCCGTGGTCGAACCCGTGACGATCTCCGAAGAGTGGCGTAGGATGGATGTCGAGGTCAGCATCTTCCCGTTGATCGGGTCGATGCCGAGCTGGGTGATCGAGCAACGCCGCATATAGACGTGGGTTTCCGCGACGTATAGCGAATCGAGTTCCTGCTGACCGATGCGCTGCTGCCGTTTCTCAACGAGGATGTAACCGCCCGTGAATAAGTCTGTCGGGGTGTTCGGTATGGCTGCCCCCACTGCCGGAGTGCCTGGATTGAACGCCGACCGGAGCGTGACGTAGGTGCGTTCGACGGCATTGAATCTCGTGCCGCCAAGATCGGCCTGCGTGAACGAGAAGTTGTAGGTGTCCTGGTTCGCCCTGTCGGCGACGTAGAACACATCGAACACGTCCTGCGCATCTGGCTCGCCACGTTCCCTCGCAAATACGAACTTATGGTTCGGCCACTTCGCGGTGTCTGGATGCGCGGTTCCGTAGGCGGGGAGGTTGCGGGACTGGCCTACCCAGCGTTCAGAGAACAGCACGTCCCCGATGATCGGGGTGGGGAACATCTTTTCCGATTGCCGGACTGCTGCGGGGCGGGAAGCCATGCGGAGTATGATGCACACGTAGAAGGGAAACGCAATGACGAAAAAGCCCCGCACCTTTTTAGGGGTGCGGGGCTAGGTGGGTGTGGGTTTTATTAGTTCACGACCAGGAAGTTCACCCGTGTCTCCGCCGTGGGGTTGGCGTTTGGATGGATGGTGAACGATCCGGCAGCAGGGATAACGTGGACACCTTTCATGGTGGCATCGTTGGAACCGACGGTGGCAAGGATCACGGAGTCAGCCGTTACACGGGAGTTCGTGACAACCAATGATGTAGCTCCGGCAGCGAAGTTCACGCTGCCTGCGTTCTTGTTGATCGTCCGTGCACCTGTGGTGGCTGCGGCGGTGATGGTCTTGTCAACCACCACGTTCGAGTGCTGGGCACCGAGGAGGTCAGCTACGAGGATAGCCTTGGGCGTGAGCGAGTCGGCTTTGGCGACCACGACTTTGTCAGTGGAAGCAGTTACCGTGCTCGTTGTCTGGAGGGTCTTGATGTCTTCAAGTTGCATGATGGTGATGGGTAAAGGTTAAGGCGGGCGCAGGGATCACCTACGCCCGCCTATGACTTATGCTGCTGGAGTGGTGGAAGTGCGTTTAAAGCAAATTGCAAATCCAAAACGAGTTTTCACGCGACGCGATGCGCTCGCCAGCACTCCACGGAAGAAACCAATGGTGCCGTCTGGGTTGGTGGTCTCGTTGAGGATGTTCTTCCACTTGAAGTCTCCGGTGTAGGAGACGGGGTCGAACTTGACCGGACCAGCTCCGGAGAGCGGGGCGGGGATGAGGATCTCCATCACCTCGCGGTGCAGGACGTGGGCGACCTCGTAATCCGCAGTGTCGTAAGACGCGTTGGTGGTGAGGATACCGTTGGTCATCGTCTCAGGGCGAACACGGGTGAAGGTACCGCTGGAGATGGTGCCACGGATACCGATGTCGTCGCAGAGGTGGTAGAAGCCACGGAACGAACCGTCCACACCGAGCGGGGCGATAAGCTCGCTGACCTTGCCGGAGTTCTTGCGGATGTCCTCGCGGTAGCCGTCTTCCTGTTTGAGGCGAAGGGACGCTTCGCTGGACAGGACGAGGCCGAACACGGGAGAACCGTTCTCCACGCCGAACGAACCTTCCTTGGCTCCCTCGCGGATCATCCGGAGGCGGATGCGGTCGAGGATGGCGTTGGAGATGTAGGCGGTCGGGGTGTAATCGACATCCGTTCCCGAGGTCACGAAGTCGTTGATGAAGTCAACAGCGGTCGTGGCGACACCCTCGAAGAGAGTGCCTGCGGACACGTCGATGACGGTGACGATTGGGGTTCCGGTGGCAAGGCAGGGAACGAGGTTGGCGCAAGATGCGTCATACTCGTCACGGTGGCGCTCTTCCCAAGTGCGACCCACAGCGTCCTTCATCAGATCGACGATGGCGGTGAGTTGCTGAAGACCCTCAAACGAGTGGCGGAGATCCTCAACGTCGAGACGTGGGGATTCGATCACACCCTTCTGAAGGTTGTATTGCTTGATGGAGCGTTGGAAGTGCAGGAAGGACTTCGCGTCTTGTGGACCGAGGTGATCCTCGGAAGCACCGGCGAAGTTCTGACCGAGGGAGTTGTTGAACGCATTGGCGGAAAGCAGGCTTCCACCGAGGTTCGTCCAGCTCACACCCATGGTGCCTGCATCCGCGTCACCGTTTGCACCGGTGTTCGGGAGCGTGCGCTCATAGATGAGGGTCGAGAGACGATAGCCCATTCCTTGCGGGAACGTGCCCTTCTTCAGAAGGTCATACCACGGGCTTGTGCCCAGCTTGTGCTTGTGGATGTCCTTGCCGATGCGGCCTGCCTCTTGAGTGAGCCAGGAGTCGATATTAACGGTGCCGTCACCGCCTTGGGTGAACATGTGGGATGTGGTGCTCATGTTGGTTGTATTGGATTGGAGGTTGAGTTCTAACGGACTCACCGGGAAGCTCGGTGAAATTGACGGGTTAGAACCCGCCTTATGCTCCCTGTTTCCGATCCGACAATTACATGCGCTACAATGCCGCGAGGAGGCGTGCCGGGTCGATGTTCGATGGCACATTACGCATTAACGCGAGTTTGTTGCAAGTGCAAAACATTGCATTTGCAATAAAGACAAAAATCCCCGCAGCCGTTTTACCGGACTGCGGGGATTGCGTAACCATCCATTACGGATGTCTCAGCCGCCGAACTGTTTCTTGTAGCGTTCGAGAAGCCCCTCGTCATCGTCGGAGCTGTCGGACGCGCCACCTGTGTCCGGTGTCAGTCGAGGTGACTGTCTCCGGTATGTGGCGATGTCGTCGCTGAGTTCCTCCACAGTTCTCTGAGCCTTGGCGAATTGCTTGAGGATCTTCGGCAGGAGTTCCCCGGCGATGGCGTTGTAGGAGTGGAGGTGCTGAGGCACGGCACTCGGGTCGGTGTCCCTGACCTTCGCGGTGAGTTCCTCGATGTTCACCCCTTCGATGGATTTGAGGAACGGAATTTTCGAGGTGAGGCGTTCGGCCACCTGATCCACCGTTGCCTTGCGGGCTTCGGCGGCTTTCAGGAGTTCGGCCTGCTGCTGCTTCGTGCGTGCGGCTTCGAGTTCCGCGAGCGAAGAGTCGGCATTGTCGAGGATTTCCTGACGTTTTGCTTTGAGCGGCTGCACCTTGGCAGCGAGTTCGCGCATCTCGTAGTGGTCGTCCGGATCAACGTCGAGTCCGCTGGTCAGTTCTTTGAACTTGGCACGGCGCACCTTGTCGTCTGAGATTTCCAGAACCGAGGCGAGTTCGTCCGGATCTACGCCGATGCGTTCGGCAAGGGCATCCGACTTCTGGAGAATCTCCTGAAGAGGTTTAGCCACCGCCTCTCGGTAAGCTTCGCTCTCGGTGATGTTGGTGACAGCGATCTTGGATTCATATTCCTTGATCTTGGATTCCAGTTCGTCGGCGCGTGCGGCCTTCGCCTCGAACTCCTTGAGACGGGCTTCCGTCTGCGCCCGAGTCTGGGTTTCGGTGTCCAGGGTGCGCTTGAGTTCGGAGTTCTCTTTCCGGAACTCCTCGAACCTGCGGTGCTGCGGGGAACCTTCCTTATAGGGATTGTCCTTGCTAGTTTCGATTTTCGACTCCGGCTCTTCCTTGTCGATCTCGTCGGTCGGAAGTTCAAGGTCCGGTTTCTCGGCGAGGTCGTCGATCTCCTTCATCGGTTCCGATTTCACGGGTTCCGATTTCACGGGTTCCGGCTCCGGCTCTTGGGACGCGGGTTCAGACTTGGGGTTCATAAACGCCTCGAAGCTGTCCACGAAGGACAGGTCATCGGCGTTCGACGTTGGTGGTTCTGCGAGTTCTGTGCTCATGGTCGTTGTTTATTCTGGTTGGAGATGATCCCATTCGCCGAGGTCGGCGGCTTCGGGGGTGTAGTGGGCGAGGGCTTCAAGGCGTTCATACACCCCGGACACCCCGGCGTGATATGCCGCCTTGCGGGCGATGATGGCGTCAGTGTATGTCGTGAGCATGGTGTCGCTCACCTTGTTCTGTTCGCCGAGCATATTCATGGCGGCGATGAAAGCGGGTTCCCGTAGGACGCGCTTGAGGGCTTCCCGGTTCTCGGGGTTCTGGACGAAGCGTGAGAGCTTCGCCGGAACGAGCGATTGGCGGGGCGGTTCGGTCATGTTTTCTGGTATCATAATCTTTCGCTATACGTGAGCGACGGCGACTGCAATGTGCGCTGCGCCATCATTGCGGCACGGGTGTCATTGATCGCGAGGGACTGCTGCGACTTTGCTTGAAGTTCGGCGATTTTCAAAGCCCCGAGCTGCTGCTGAAGTTGGAGCTTGAACTCCTCTTGCGCGATCTTGAGTTCGGCGAGGCGCATCTTCGCTGCGGCCTCGGTGTCCTCCGTTCCGGCAGCCGGGGCTTCCCCGCCTTCCTTGCGCTGGTCGTTGCGGAGCTTGCGCTCGAAGTTGTCCACGATCTGCGTGAGGTTGTTGATGCCTTCCTTGACGATGCCGAAGACTGCCCGTTGTCCGGGGTCTCGGGCGAGCGGTTCGGCGTGCTGTCCGAGATGCTGGAGCATGGCACGCATCCCCGGCAGCGCGGCGACAGGGTCGATGGTGCCCGTCTCGATCCCTTCGACCGTCTGCTGGAGCGGCTTGGCGTGGATGAGCGCGTGGGTTGCGTGGAGTTCCTGCGGGTTGACCCCGATGGGGTTCCCCTGGAGAAGGAGGATGTTCTCCATCTCGGCGACCTTGGCTTCGACGTTCAGCCTTTCCGTTTCCGGACGCTGTGCGAACTGACCTGCGTTCTGGTAGCCGACGATGTCGGAGACGATTTCGTAGATGAGATTCTTCTGCCCGATCTCGTCGAGGTTCGGGAGCAGGGCGATGAGGCGTTGAAGACCCATGGTGCGGTAGGCCGGATTGCCCGCACCAATCGCACGGGTGGCATACGTCGAGTCGTGGTCGATGGCTTTGAGTGCTTCCTTCGGAACGCCTTTCTTTTCGACCCGTGCATTGAACTCGCGGATGAGCGGATCGGAAGACGAGCCGCCCACAATCCGGCGAACCATCTCTCGGATCACACGATCCCACGATGCGTAGAACAGGTCGAGACTGGCCGAGTCGCTGCCCGCCATCTCTTCCATCTGCGCTTCGGAGTTCAGGCGGTTCTGATAAACCTCGCCGCGCTTGGAGTTACCACCAGCGGTGAACATGCTTCCGCTCTCGGCCATCCTGTCCTTGACCTCGGCAAGCATCGGCATCGACGACTGGGCGAGGTTCGGAACGGCTTTCTCCACGATGTCAACGCCGGGGGACAGAACGCCGAAGTTTCCGAAGTAGGAGAACTTCAGTTCGTCGAGGGCTTTCTGACTCTGCGGCTGCACCATGATCGCGCCGGAGAGCATGGCCGAATCGGACATCATGCACATCATGCGGTTGTGAAGCTGGACGAGCGGGTAGAGGGTGTGGCCGAGGCCGCGTATTCCGTGAAACGTGCCGTTGCCGATGCCGTAGCAGAAGAACACGAACGCCTCGTTCACCGTCTTGTATTTCGAGGGGACGTGGCACAGGCAATCGTTGTCACCATCCTTCTCAAGGAGGTGGAAAGAGATCGTACCGTCGAACTCACGGACGAGGGCACGGAGGATGCGGACGTGCTGGTATTTCCGGTTGAACACCGCGTCGTTGTTCTTGATCTCCATCTGGAGAGTCTCGTATTCCCCGATGGCTCCGGTGGATGCCTTGTCCGTGGCGCGGCTGATGGCTTTCATCACGGCAGCCACGTCCCACCCGAGTTCGGTGGCTTTCGCCTCGTCGCGGATGTAATCGTAAAGCTCGGTGACGGAGATGTCCTGCTTGGAAATCGCGATCTGGATTTTCTCCTCAGAGGCGGGAGTTTGGCGGGGGATGTGGAAGTCGCCGAATCCGGCCACCTCGAAACGCCAATCGGTCGTGTCGGGAAAGTAGCTGATTCCTACGCCATGGGTCACGAACTTATCGACGAGCGACATGAAGTGTGATGCGAAGCTCGGCCACTTGCGGATCGTGCGGGTAAGTTCCTCGGAGATGATCCGGTTGTATTCAAACCGTTCCGACTCCTCGCCGAACTCGGTGTTCACGTTGAGCAGAGTTTTGGGTGTGAAGATGATGTCGTTGAAACCATTGCACACACGCTGGATGATCTTAGCCCCTTGGAGGAAGTTCGCGTTCGCACGGGAAGACTGGCCTTGCGCACGGAGAGCGGCGGGATTGAACGGCGGATCGCCATCCTTCATACCCTGCACCCGCACACGGGCGGTCGCGCTCGCCTCGTCGTCCTCAAGCATCTTGTTATAGATGCCACGGATGGTTTTCGCCGAGGTGGCGCGGGACTCCGGGGCTTTGCCTTTCTCGTCGATCAGCTTCAGGTCTGATCCGAGTTGCTCGACTTCTTCAAGTGGGGTGATGTTCATTGTCAGAGTTCCTTGTGCATAACCTCTGCGTCGAGGGTTACGGTTTTTTTGGCGCGGGGTTTGCGGGGGTCAAATTCAAGGATGTTGACATCGACACCGGCACGCTGCTGGACAGCGACCTCTTTAACCTTACGGTTCATGTCGAGCGCCTCACGCGCCATATCGACGACGATCTTGGCATCCTTCCAATCCTTCACCCTTGGAGGGTCGATGAAAATGTTGCGGAGCTGCTTGAGCGAGATGGCGGCGGACAGGGTGGCCGTGACCTCCTGGATCGACTCGGCGGTGTGCGACATTGTGTCGAGCATCTCAAGCTGCCTGTCAACGACGGAGAGAACCCCCGCGAACGCGGCCATCTCTTCCGGCGTGCGCGGGTCAGGGCGCGAGTCCATTGCGGAGAAACCCATCTCCACATACTCTTGCTGGAGTTCCGAGAGTTCCCGGTATTCGCAGAGCGTGGCATGGTCGGGGTCGTAGATCCCTTCTTTCTTCCGCTTTTCGATTCCGAATGTGGAAACCTTCCGCAGCGCGAGGTCGATCTCCTCCTGCGAAACTTTCACGTTGAGCCGGATGCCGCCTTTCTGCAACCACTGTCCTATGGTGATAGCCGAAGTGTCTGTCAGGTCGGCGACCTGTTTGGGTTTGGCACCGTGGTTCGCCACGTCGTCAAGCACCCGCCGGACGAACTCCGGTGGGAAGGGTGCGAGGTTTCTTGCTGCCATGCAGACAGAGAATAGTCAGGGGTGTCAGACTATCAAGACAAAATGTGGAAAAATGTTGCAAGTGCGGGAAAGTCGCATTAAGTTTATCTGCGTGCGAACCAATATCGTCCCAGACTACGAACCGAAAGCTCTCGATGGCGGAGGCTTTAAGATCTGCGGCGCGGATCTTCCGCCCTGCTCCAGATTGGACGCGCAACTCTGGGGTTTCCGCCACACCGAGAACTGGAAACAGAAGGAATACCTGTTCTGGCGGATCGCCGACCACTGGTGGAACTCCAACGGAAAGGAGAAGATGGCGCGGCACCACTGGTCTGAAATGATTATCCGAGAGTGCTGTCAGAACCGTTACGTCGCAGTGGGTGGAGCCGCGAGCGGGGGCAAATCGTGGGTTCTTGCCGGATGGGCATTGGTGTGGTGGATGTGCGCCCCGAGCACCACGAAGATTCTGCTCACATCAACCCACCTTTCCGGTGCGCGTGACCGGATCTGGGGTGCGATACTTCAGCTTATCGACGACATCCCCGAACCGCCGTGCCGCATTGTGGACTCTATCGGTCTGATAGCCTACATGTGTCCCAAAACCGGGAAGTCCTACTCCACGTTCGGTTTGAAGCTGGTGTCCGCCGACAAGAAGCAAGGTAAGCGCAAGATCGACAAGATGATCGGCGGCAAAGCCCCCAGGGTCTTGCTTGTGGCCGACGAGCTGGGGGGTATTTCCGAGTCCGTGCAAGAGGCTTTCTCTTCCAACCTTGCCACGAACCCCGAGACGCAGATGGTCGGCCTGTCGAACCCGGCGAGCCGCTTCGACCCGTTCGGGGTGTTCTGCACGCCGAAAGGTGGTTGGGAAGCGGTTGACGTGATAAACGATATGGGGTGGGACATGCAGATCGGCGGACGGTATATCCGGCTGGATGCCTACGACTCCCCGAACTTTCACCTTCAGGAAGGTGAGGGTGAGGGTTACAGCTACCTCCCTTCGCAGCGGACAATCGACGAAGCCCTTGATTCCCTCGGAGCCACGCCCGAGGAAGCCGCGAAGTCCGGTGGATTCCTGCGGATGTTCCGTGCCGTGTTCAACGATTCGGATAACGGGGAAACCGTGTATTCCGTGGCGGAGATCACGAAGTCCGAAGCGATGACTAAGGTTACGCTGACGGGCAGCACAACCCTCGCCGGACTCGACCCCTCGTTCTCGTCGGGCGGGGATGCCACCGTGCTGAAACTCGGGTCGCTCGGCTACGACGAACTCGGGCAGCACTCCATAGTGTTCGGCGATGCCGTGCGGATCTACGAGGACTCGATGGACAAGACCGAACCGCGCAACGTCCAGATCGCCCGCAAGGTCGTGGCCGAGTGCAAGAAGCGCGGCGTGAAACCCGAGAACCTTTCCGTGGACGCCACCGGTGCGGGCGGTCCATTCTGCGACATCCTCCAGATGGTGTGGGATTCCAACGAGTTCCTGCGCGTCCAGTTCGGAGGTGCCGCCTCTGACCGGAAGATCAAGAACGACTCGAAGACCACTTGTCGCGAACGCTACGAGAACCGTGCGTCCGAGCTGTTCTTCATCGGGAAGCAGTATCTCCTCGGTCGCCAGATGTTCGGCCTGTCCGGCGACATGGTGAAGCAGATGACCTCGCGCCTATTCTCCACGAAGAAGGGTGTGAAGGGTCTGCGGATGCAGGTTGAGCCGAAGAAGGAATACAAGGCGCGGATGGGCGAGTCGCCCGACGAAACGGATGCTTCGTTCGTCCTGCTTGAAGGTGCGAGGTCACGGCATTTCTTCATGCCCGCCGATCCGATGGAGGCTCAGAAGAAAGCCGCTGCACGGGATGACGTGTTCGCCCCGGTGAGCCTGCGGAAACTGAACGGTCGCCCGAGCCGCACGTTCGCCGATCTCGACGACGCCGCGCTGGGGCATGAGGCTCACTTGGTGTGATCGTCCCATTTATTTAATGCGCGTAGAAATGCTTCGGCACGCTGCGACGCGGATGCGGATACCGTAAAACATGGATACGGGATACGCTCTTGTTCCTGCACTACTTTCAGAACCCACTGGTAGTAGATGAGTTTTTCATCCAGATTGAGTGTGTTCTCAAACTCAGCGCACGCATTGAGGTCGTTGAGATAGTCGGGAAGTTCGCCACAGAATCCGTCGGGTTTAACCCATACGTCTCCTTCATCCCCACATGGGGCGGCGACAAATTCGGACTTCCACCCGCACGCCTCAGCTATCGTTATTCGTTGTTGTTCTGGTTTCATGGTTCGTCCTCCCATTTGTTGATCGTGCGGAGGAAGGCTTCTGCGCGTTGGGCGGCGGTAGCGCAGAACGGGTTATTCGTGAGCCTACATAATGAGCGTTCATACGCCCCACCTTTTATGATTCCTGCGGGTAAACACTTTTCCGCTTCGTGCATCGCGTCTAGCGAGTCCAGGTAGTCGGGGACACCTACTCGGTATCCTTCCGGATTTACGCCGCGCAGGAATTTACTTTCAACCATTCCAAGTCTGGGACTTGGAGCTAGTCTGGAAATGTTCGTCCACCCGCAAGCCTCTGCAATCGCTATCCTCTGTTTTTCTTCGTCCATGGTGCGACCAACTTATGCAATTCCGCAAACCCGTCAAGCCCTGAAATCGAACGACCCGGTGGATTGAACCACCGGGTCGCCGAACCATGAAAACGACGGGAAACTACAAACCGTCGGAGGGAGTATGCCTCACGGGTGGTGGGTGTCAAATGTCAAATTCCTGATAGCCCACTTCGCTCGTATCATCATTTAGTAGAAATGCCAACCCTTCGATTTGCTCTTTCAACTCCGCATTCTCGCGAGCTAGTTTTTCAATGCGCATCCTCAAACGGGCTTCTAGTTTCTCGTGGTAATCCTCAGTGGATTCGCAAAAGATGTCAGAACCCGTATCGCGGGAGCCTCTTTTCCCGTTTGATAGGTAGTCCACTACCCCTGTATCCGAAATACCACGGTAAGCAAAACTGCTGCCGGACACTGCTCTCGGTTCATGCGGTATGTATGTGGCACCATAGGGTGCCCAAGAGTGGAATCGACTGGCGTGCGGTCCGCTGTCATATTCGACTTTTAAAGGTGTGTGTTTTGATCGTATGAAAACCAATTCACCCCTACGGTTAATGTAGGTTTTACCTACTTCCAATTTCAGTTCTTGAGGCGGGATCTTGGTTATCATGGTGCCGCAGTATATTGGCGATACCGCAAGAGTGTCAAGGAACGAGTTTCTCCGTGAGAACGTCGTCGTCGGATTTCACTTCCGACGTGGCCGTTTCGACCGCCATTGTCAGGGCGCGGATCTGGAGCTTCCGCATCTCGTCGCGTTTCTCGGCATCGGGTAGCGCGTCGAACGCCTTGTATTCCTCGGGTGTGAGAAGCAGGCTTGCGAGCTGACGACCTCTTGTGTGATCCCCTTGAAGTAGGTAGGGGGTTTTGTCGTTGGGGTCGATGCCGTATTGCGACCTCTCCATGTTCGGGATGAACCGGAAGTCGTCCTTCGCGAGATCCTTGAGGAGTGTGGCTTTCTCCTTCTGCGCGGCCTTGCGGTCTTCGACTTTCTCGGACATCGCTTTCCGGTTGGCGTCGAGCAGGGCTTTCGTGGCTCCGATGACATATGGATCGCCGGTAGCCACCAGTTCCGCAGGCACGCCGGACTCGGCGGCTTCCATGATCTGCGCCTCCGTGAGCGTGGATACTTTCGGCAGCGGGATCATCGACTTCGCGGTGCTCACCGCACGAGCTGCGTCTGGGTCTGCGGCGACGAAGCCAAGGTTCTCGGTGGTGAGCCTGTCGATCTCGGCGGACTTCGCAAGAGGGTCGAGATCGGTGCGTGACATCACCCCTTTCACGGCATCCGTGAATGTCGCCCGTGCGGCGGTCTGTTCAACGGCGGTCTGCTGCCGCTGCCGCATGGCGGCGAGGGAACCCTGCGCTTGTTCGATGCGGAGGTTGTTCATCATTGACTGGCGGCGTTCGGCTTCCAGCTTCGACCGTTGCGCCGACACGTCGTTGATCCCGGCGAGCAGCTTCGACTGGAGGGCGATCTTGTCCTCGGGACGCAGATGCCGCTCGGCACCGATGTCCGTGAAGAGCTTCTTCGCCATAGGGTCGATGTCCCGGCGCGGGTCGAAGTCGGCGACGGGCGGCGGTTCTGAGGCGGGCATGACAGCGGTGGCCGACGGGTATCCGTCGAGCATGTCGTCTGGGGTGAATGCGTCTTCGTAGGGCATGGTAGTTATTTCCGGTTGCGAAACTCTTCCGCCCACTTGTTCGTGCTTTCGGAGAAAGCCCTAATGTCCGCGAGCATAGATCCGGCTCCTGTGGCGACTTTCTTCGAGATCTTGCGGAGGCCTGCCACCGACACGTTCTGCTCTCTGGCGCGATCAAGATACCCCATATCTCTGCGGCCACGCCATGTCTTAGATGCGTCGAAAGCAGATGAGCCGCCGTAGTTCTCGTCGTTGTCGGCACTTGCAATGAGGTCGTTGACGCCGGACAGCACCGATGTCGGTTGCGTCGGAGCCGCCGCACGGACGGGGTTTGTTCCAGGAGGTGCAGCCGGAGCCGTAGTGGACATGGGTTTCTGCCCGCCCTGATATGAAACTGGTTTTGCGAACGCCTTATTCATCGCCACGTTCTTACCTGCACGAACGTCCGCATCTTTGCGTGCGAAGTAATCCGCCGCCGCCCCTTGGATGCCTTGCTCGGCGATGTTCTTGCGGGCGACATCCGCGCCGTATCTCGGTGCGGTGTTTGCGACCGCCGTAGCAGGGGCTTCGTTTCGGGGGGTGTCACCGCCCACGGCTTTCCATAGCCCCCGGTCAAACTCCTCTTTGGTCAAACCTATGCTCTCGGCACTGCGACGGAACATGGGGCTTCCTGGATCTTTGGCCTTCCGCATCTCCGCGAAGAGCGACTGCCGCGCTTCAAGGTTCTCGGATTTCTCGGCGCGTGCTTTCGCGACCGGACCGAAGGTTCCGGCAAGCGAGGCTTCACGGCTTTTCCGTGCGTCCTCCTGCGCGAAAGACTCGCGGACGGGAGCCGTAGGGGCGGTTGCGTCCAGCCCCGGTGTCGGGCTTGCGTCGAGGCGGGATGCCGGAGTTGCGTCCAGTCTTGGATTGGGGCTTGCGGCGGCACGCGCTTCACCCATCAGCGACCCATCGCCGAAAGTGGTCTTCGCTTTCTCGTTCACGACCATCTGAGCGGTGTCGAGTTTCCGACGCATGTCCGTGATGTTCCGCTCCGAAGAACTGAAGCCTTTGTTCTCGGCACGCCAAAGTGCTGCCTCGCCGCGAAGTTTGCCAGCTTGTTCGCGATAGCCCTGCCGTTCCAAACGCCGTGCTTGCCGCTCAAGGTCGCCCGCAGGCGTACCGAGCTTCATGCCCTCACCGAGTTTCTGAGATACGAATGCGCCCATGCGTGATTGACGCATGGATGGGGGGCGGTGTCAATCCGCGATTTCCACCACGTTCTCAGGCTTCTCGCCCGCCGTAGCCCGTTTGTGGAGATCCTCGATGTAGCAGCCCATGACGGCGGAGAGTCCGTTGAGATGGTGAAGAACCGACCCTGCGACCACCAGTGAGTCGGCCATGGGGACGATCTTCCATTTCTCAATGAGTTCACGGAAGTCGCGGGTCATCTGATCGACATCATGCTCCCTGCGCTGCTGGGTGTCGAACCTGCCTTGCAGGCCGAACTCCAGCGACAGCTTGAGGTTGAGGTCGTTGAGTTCCATGTCCGGGTTCGCGTCGGCGATCTCCTGCATCTGGCGGAGTTCGTCTTCCGTGAGTTCCGGGGCGAAGGTGTCCCGCACGGTGGCGAGACGCTGGATCAAGGGGTGTGGTTGGTTTTCCATTGGCGGGGTTACTCTTTTCACGATTCCGCAAACCCGTCAATCCCTATTTTTCATCGACGGGGTATCTTGCTGGGCGGGATGTGTAGATGTAGTTCAGGAACTTCTTCCCTTCGTCACCGTGTTTTTCGATGATGTCCTGCATCTGCTCTTTCGGGAACACGATGCGCTCCGTGATCCCGCCGTATAGGAGGTTGTTGATGTTTCGTTCGGATATTTTCGCCTTGGACATTGCTTCCCGAACAGGTGCGTCCTCACCAAAAAGGGTGGAGAAAGCCTTTGCCGTGTTCAGGATTCCTGCCGTGACCTTGTCTGTGGCTTCGGCGCGGTCGTCGTAGAGGCTCTTCATCTCATCAAACGAGATAGGGTTTGGTGAGAATACCTTGTAGGTGATGCTAGACAGCTCACTCTTCTGCTTGCGCCAGTTGCGGAACGCACGGAGCATGATGTCCTCATTGCTGATAGACATGATGCGGACAGGTGCGATGGTCGCCCACACCATGCCTTCCGGACGTTGCCAGAACTCCGCTCCTTCGGTGTCGCGGTTCATCGCTTCTAGGGTCTTGATTCCCTGCGACAGGATCTTCGGATTGTAGGAGCCTTCGACGATGTGGAACGCCGACTTCCACGCTTTCATCAGGTCGGTGTCGGATTCAAGGTATATCGGGAAACCGTTGTCGTCGCGGTTTCTGCGGGTGTCCATCACCTTTCCGGCGACGATGTTCTCTCCGATGAGATCCTCCGCGATGAACCTTCCCATGATCGCCGGGATCTCGCCGAGTTCGGACGCATCGCCTTTTGCGATTGCCCCGATTAGGGAATCCGCCGTCCGCGAGAACGGGTCTGTAACAAACGATATGGGGTTCGCGTAGGTCATGTTCAGGATGCGGAGAACCTTCTGCTCGTCGTCCTTGAAATAGTAGAGCGATGAGTTCCGCAGGTATATGGGTAGCGAGGCGCGGATCGCGTCATCCTCGTCGTCGGTGATACCCATGACAAGACGTTGGATGATGATCGGCAGGGCTGCCGTGCCGAGACCATACACCGCGATCATTGCCGCACGTTTACGGCGACCGTATTTCTGGAGAACCGGGTTGTCTGAATCCATCCATTCTCCGGACAGATTCCAGGTGTTCACGGTGTTGCGGATGTTCTCCGACTTGAACCCGAGGAACGGTGCCATGAGTGCGCCGAGGCCGGAGCCTGTGAACCCGCTCACGAAGGACGACCTTTCCGACTTGGACGGCATCACCATCTTCGTGAGGCGGGAAGCCTCCTGCATGATCTCCTTATCGGTGCCGAAGTCCGCTTCCTTGAGTTTCGTCTTGAAGTCGTTGTAAACCATCACCGTGAAGATGACCTCGGAAACCTCCGAGTATTGCGAGAGTTTGCCGACAAACGCTTTGTATGCCGCCTTGCCTTTTTTCGCGGCCTTGCCGAGAGCCATGTCCGCTTTGCCGGAAGTGACCATGAGATCCTCGATCCCAGCGTTCGGGTTCGCGCCGACCTCGTCAAGAAGCTGCATGAGGTAGCCAACCGTCGCACCATCGAAGGCGATGCGTCCGGCGACAAGCTCCTGAAACTCCGGGGTGATCTCGCCGTTCGGTTTGAGCGACTGCCGGACGAACCCGGTAGCGGCTTTCCAGTTCGCGGCGTTGGTGAAGTCCACGCCCTGCGATGCCGCCATGATCGAACCGCCGAGGACGTTGCGTATGTAGGTGGCGGGGTTGCCAAGAACCGCGACTCCGAGCGACATGCCAGCCGCACCGATCATCACCTTGCTCACGTTGCCGAGGAGTTCCTGTGCCGCCGTCTCGTCGGCGTTGCGCCCGGTCTTGAACGATGCACGGAACCGCTTCGCGTCCTCCTTGGAGGCGTAGAGTCCCCCGAGCGGGCGGAACGCGGCGTTGCCTTCGTTCGGTGAGATGACCGGCTCGAACCCGTAGTATTTACCCGGCTGCGGAAGCATCATGTCCTTGACGTTCACGCCCATGTTTTTCGACGTGATGAAGTGATCGGTGGCGATCCGGTCTGCGGATGCACCGATCTCTGGGAGCGCGTCGGCGAGGCTGCCGCCATCCGCGAAAAACTTGAACGCCTCTTCCAGACGTTGCGAGATTTCCTCCGCGTCGGCTTTCGTGTCGCGCATCCCGGCGTTGAACCGCGAGTCGAGCGCGGCACGTAGGGTGACGAACATCCTGTCGCGAACGTCGGCCTTGAGGTCGTCGTTGCCGCCTTCGGCGAACACCTTGCGCATGGTGTCGCGACCCTTGGCGTAGGTGACACCTGAGGTTTTCTCGGCCTCGGTGATGAACCTGCCGGACTCGATGCCGGAGTCGCGGATGCTGGTGAGGAGCTTCTGGTTCACGATGAGGCGACCGAGAGACATCGCGGTGTAGGCGAGGTTGAACACGGGGTCGGTGTTCACCTGGAGAACGCGCTGCATCTCCTCGGGGAGATTGACCTTCTTCATATAGCGGGCGATCTCGTTGGACACCGAGCTTCCACCGAACGCATTGCCTGAGCTGTCGCTGTGGCCGAGGATGAAGTCCTCGAAGAGAGCTTCGGCACGTCCGACGGCGCGTCTTGCGGCTTCCTTACGGAGGGCTGCGATGGTGGCGTCGTAGTCGCCCGCCGTGAACGCATCGCGCATGAACTCGGGGTCGCGCTCCAGTTCGCGGAACACCTGATCCTCGGCGATGGGGATGAGGTATTGGATGAAGCCCTCCTTCGCGGCGATGAGTTCCGGCTCCTTCGGATGGAGGATGCGGTCTGCCATCTTGGGGTCTTGGTGGATCTGGTAGCTGCGGACGAGGTGGATGCCCATCGAGTTGTCCACGATGGCCTTGAACTCGGGGCGGTCTTCCGAGAGGCGGCTGACCTCGCGCTGAAGGTCGTTGGTGAGCTTGCGGAGTTCGAGGACAGCCTCGAAGGTGTCCGGAGAGGTGATCGACAGTCGGTTGAGCGCGGTCTGCTGGTCGGCTTTCCGTCTCGCCGTTTCCTCTTTCGTCTCGCGGACGATCTCGCGGGTGCGGAGACGTTCGGCCTGCTCTTCGACGGTAGCCATCGCTTCCTCGTAAAACGCCTTCGCGTCCGTCGGGTTCGCGTTGTAAGCGCGGTTGAACGCGGCTTCGGCGGCGGCGTATGCCCGCTCACGCGATGCGTCGTCCTTCGCGGCTGCGAGCATCCGGTCGAGCGTCTCACGGTATTCGGGGAACATGCCACGTTGCTCACGGGCGATGTCGGCTTCCGAGTCCGCGATGAAGTTCTTGTAGGCTTCCTCGATGCGGGTCGCCGCTTCGGGCGTGATGATCGGGTCGGTGTTGCCGACGGCAACCTGCACGGTGGCGATGTCCGTCTCCTCGTTCTTGATCGCCTTCTGCATCCTGAAGCCCAGGTTGCGGACGGACACCTCGATGGCACGCATCGTCGCATCCCTGCGGATCTTCGCGTTCGACATCGACTCGGGAACCCCGGCGTGGGTGGACACGAACAGCCCTTCCGCCCATCTTCCGAACTTCGTCTTGCGTGCGGGCTTGTCCGCCGAGGCGAGCGTGGACGGGTCGTTGTCGTAGAGGGTGAGGAAGCCCGAGTTCGCGGAGGTGGCTTCGGTGAAGTTCCGCAGGGCTGGCATCATCGGTGGCTCCACGGCTACGGACGGGAGGGTGGAGGGGAGGAAGAGAACCTGACCCTGCTGTTGCACGGACTCCCGCATGGCGGGCGTGATGTCGATGCGCCAGATGGGTGCTGTGGACGCAGGCCGTGCGGTGTCCTCTGATGGTGTCAGGGTGACAAGACCCGACGCCCTTTCCGGGCTGACAACAATCTCGGACTTCTCCACCTTCGCGCCCCACTGCTTCACGTATTTCCCGAGCTCCTTGGGAAGCATGTTGTCGTAGAAGCCCTCGAATCCCTCCTTGCGCGGCATCGACACGCCGGAGCCTTCGGTTTGCATCCGCTTCCAGAGTTTCGCGCCGAGAGCCTCGGGGTTCTGCCCTTCGGTGAGGGACGGGCGGATCGCTTCGACGAACTCGGCTTCCGTTGTGACGGTCTCGGAGTTCTGCGGATTCAGGTTGCGGGAATCCGCCTCGCCTTCGAGGTCTATGCCTCCTGCATTGCCGCCGTGCTGCGACTTGGCGTTGATGAGGAAAGACCCGTCGGGCTGCTTCGCCCATTCGATGCGCTCCGTCCCCCATCGGTCGATGTGGGGTTGAGATGTGCTGAAGCCTACCCATTCCTTCCCGCCCGCCACCGCATCCCGCAGGGCGCGTTTGAACATGGCGAGCGGCCATGTGGTGCGGAAGGGGGCGTCGGCGATTTCACCGGATGCCTTGGTCACAAATTGGCCTGCGCCATATTCCTTCAGGTAGTTGTCAATGATGACCTGCTTTGCCTGATCCAGCTCTGCGTATGGCTTCCCAAACATTCGGTTTGCTGTGCCGTCGATGTCTTCCGTTGAGAATGT